AAGAATAGTTTTTCCTTTTACATAACGTTGAACGTTAATGTGGTTAAGAGCAACTGCCGTTTGAGATAATGAAATTGCAGACATTCCTTTTACCAAATACGATGGAATACCATCCATATAAAGGATAAAACGGTTTGTTAGTCTAGGTTCAAACGCCGTATAGAAAATTTCGTTAGGATTTAAAATTGCCATTTTGTTTTATTTTTGTTTCGTTTTATTATAAATATTATATTCTCAATTTTTTAAACTGGGAATTGAGCTCCTGTTGGTAATAAGATAAAATCTAAAGATATAAATTCTGCTGTTTTAGTTGGTTGTACATAAATTTGTCCAATCAATTGATTTCTATCTATTACATCAGGTCCGTTATTTGAATCATCCATTACTACTTTAAAGGCATATAAACCTTGTTTTTGTTGGATAATTTGTAAGTATGGAGTTACTTTACCAACAAATGCATTTCTAGTAGCGTTAGTGTTTTGTTCAAATACTACTGTATCTGCGATTTGACGAATATAGTTTTTCAATTCGATCATCAAACGTCTAACATTTACTCTATCTAAAGCAGATGCTTCTTTTTGTAATGTTTTTTGTCCAAATACAACAACACCTTCTTTTGGTAATGATGCTAATGGGTTAACATTTGATGCATATAAATCATCTTTATTTGCTTGAGTCAATTTATATTGAGCGCGAATTACTGTAGATAAACCACCTCTGTTAATACCCGCTGGAGCAAACCAAGGAGCAGCTACTTTATCGTTAAATGCATAAACACCTGGGATAACTGTTGAAGCTGGGGCCCAAATTTGTCTTCCTGTAGCTGGGTCAGCTACTCTAACCCATGGATAGTAAGAAGCAGCATATGAAGTATCTCTTGTATTTGCTTCTGAGATTGCATCTGGAACACCCATTCCATAAGTTACTAAATCCATTACATATAAATTATCTCCTCTATCTTGAGTATTTTGGATAATTGTTGAAATTCTTGATGTATGGTCTGGTAAATCGTTTGTTAAACCAGGAGTAAACAATACATTAAATTGATAAGCATCTCTATTTTTCAATATAGTAATTGCATCATCGTAATCTGATGGGTTAACACCTTGTGTATTTGTAGATGTAATATTTTCGTATAATGCTGCTCCAGCAATTACATCTCCTGTAGCTCCACCAAATGTACCGTTTTGAGCAACTGGAATTGAACTTGTATATTGTGATTTTGGTTGTCCGTTTGCGTCTAAATAATTTGGTGTTGGATTATTAACAGCAGCAACACGTACATAACGTGATTTATTTGGATATTCACCAGTTACATCAATTTGTTCATTTGCTGGATCATATGCTAATTTTTGATCTCCAATTACTTTGGAAATGTAACGAGATGAATATGGATCCAAACTTACGTTATTCCATGTTTCAAGGATTAATTTTTGATTTGTTCTATCATCTCCTCTTCTTACCAATAATGTAAATGTACCTGAAGATGTGTTTGGGGTGATAATTTCAAATCTAACATTATCTTTAGTTCCTAAAAGTAAAGCTCCTCCACTTCCAGTAACATTATTGTTCATGATTACACCTTCGGAAATTGTTTCAAGTTCAAATATATTAGGACCTGCATATCCAGGGAGAACATATCCATTAACAACATATGCTTCATCATTTGCTACAACTGAGGATGTTGCTGATGTGTAAGAACCACTTACTACACGTGTTACAAGTAATGAAGCACCACCATAGTTAAAATAATTGTAAGCTGCTAATGAAGTAAAATAAGAACAAGCTAAACCACCACTTGTAAATGTATCACCAAAATAGTTTTGGTAATCAGAATATGAAGTGATTAATGTAGGAACATTTACAGGACCTTTAACTGTTGGGCCTATAATAGCTGCACCAGCTTGTACAGGTTGTCCTGTTAAAAACGTGTTGTCGATTTCACTTATTGTTACTCCAGGAGAAATTGAAAAATTTGCCATTTTTATTTTTTATTATAAATATTAATTTTCTTTTTAAAATACTAGGGGTTTGTACTTCCATTTAAATCCATATGCTGTTTTTGAATAACCTATCAAACAACAACTTATATTACTTCGTTTAAATTTTAAATTACTATTAGATGCTTCTTCTATACTTTTAAATTCTTGAATTAAATTATCATTTATATCTAATTGAAGAATAGGTTTATATTTTTTATCTGTAAAAGATTGGGGTTGTTTTTTTCCTAATTTCCCTTGTCTGATTTTTTCACAATGTTCTTTGGATAATTTTTTTCCTGATTTAATTTGGCTTATTTTTTCTCTAAATCCTTCAGGTTTTAAGTTTCCTTTATTAGCTTTACTAAGTTTTTCTTTTCGGGTTTGATTGTTTTTTAATATTGGGTTAGGTATACCTTTTTTTGAGGTTGATATTTTATTTATTATGTAATTGTATTTTTCTTTTCCTAGTTTTTCTAAATTCCACCCAGCACTATAATCTACTAAATTGTAAAATTCATCTGAATTTAAAGCATTAAATTTATGTATCCAATGTGTTTCTTTTAGAGTTAATTCTTCATCTGAGGAGCAATATTCAAGGGTTTCTTTTTGGAAGTTTTCTTTGCCGTATTTTTTAATATCTTCTAAAAGAAGAACCCCAGAACCTAGATATTTTGGGTTATTATTAGAATCTTTCCCAATATATTTTTTTCCGTTTATTAAATTGGTTGTCAAATAAATTACCATTTTATTATAAATATTGCAAAATAGTAAAATTTTAATATTTTACTTAAGAAAATTGGGCACCTGTAGGTAAGATATTAAAGTCTAATATAATAAATTCTACTGTTTTGGTAGGTTGTAAATATATTTGACCTATTAATTGGTTGTTATCTATTGTAGTAGGTGTATTATTTGATTCATCCATTACCACTTTAAATGCTATTAAACCTTGTCTTTGTTGTACAGATGCTAAATATGGATTTACTTGAGCTAAGAAATTGTTTCTAGTTGTTACTGTGTTTTGTTCAAACACTAAAGTATCTGCTACTTGTGAAATATAATTTTTTAATTCAATAAGTAATCTTCTTACGTTTACACGATCAAGTGCACTTCTTTTTTTCTGTAATGTTTTTTGTCCAAATACTGTTACACCTGTGTTAGGGAATGTAGCGATTGAGTTAACATTACTTTCGTATAAAGTATCTCTGTTTCCTTGAGTCAATGAACGTTCTGCTCTAATAACGGTAGTCATTCTTCCGCGGTTAACTCCAGCAGGAGCAAACCAAGGTTCTGCTATATTATCGTTAAATGCATATACTCCCGGAATTAATGTTGAAGCAGGTACCCAAACTTGTCTTCCTGAATCTGGATCAATTGTTTGAACCCAAGGCCAATATGCAGCGGCATATGAAGTATCATATGTTAAAGCATTTGTTGTTACAGGTAATATATTTTCGTTATATCTTGCTAAATCTAGCAATGTCATTGAATCTCCTCTACTTTGTACAACATTTAATAATTGTGTTATAACAGGAATATGAGATGCACAATTTGTTCCATCTGCAATTAAACCAGGTGCTGTAATCAAATTATATTTGTAAGCATCTTTATTTGCAAGTAATGAAATTGATTCTGTATAATTGTTTGCTGTTAAACCTTGAATATTTGTATCGGAAATATTTTCATAATACGCGCCTGCTACTCCTGTTGGAATATTTTTTCCGCTCGCTCCTCCAAATACTCCAGCAGATGATGTTGGTAATGATCCTGTATATTCTGATTTTGGATTTCCAGTATTGTCAAAATAATTTGGAGTTGTTAAATTTACTTGTTTAACACGTACATATCTAGATTGGTTTCTATATTCTCCATTTAATTGGATATAATATTCTCCATTATCATTGGCAACAGCTTCATATTGATTTCCTATTACTTTTTCAATATAATTTGGAGCAAATGGGTCAAGTGAAAGATTTGACCATGTTTCTAAAATTGAAGGTGAATTTGTTGAATCGTTACCTTGACGAATAAGTAAAGTAAATGTACCATTGTTTACATTTGGAGAAACAACTTGCCATCTAAAATTATCTGCTGTTCCACGCTCTAAGGTTCCATTTGAATATAGAGAACCTGAGCTATTCATCATTTCACCTTCAGATAAGGTTTCTAATACGAATACTTCAGAGTTAGTTCCTCCAGTAAAATATGTTGTAGTACTTCCAGAAACAATATATTGTGAATTTCCAATTAAACCATTTGATCCAATATATGTGAATATTAAATTTGGTGATGAAATACTAGACGAAATATTTAATGTACTAGAACTTGAAATATTAAATATATTAGATGCAGTAGCTAAATAATTTGCAATAGTATTAGATGCAAATGAAGATGTGTTAATATATATTGTAGTTGATGTATTTGTAACATTTGATCCTGTAAAATAATATGTAATTCCACTTACCTCAAATGAACTTGATCCAACAGACATACTTTCTGAAATGTATGTTAAATTAAGTGTAGCTGAAGCTGATGTAGCTGATACTGATGAAGGTATAGTTGATGAAGTTGCTGGGGTCCAATCTGTAATTGTGCTTCCACTTACTACTCTTGTTACAAGTAATGTATTACCTCCATTATTAAAATAATTGTAAGCTGAAATTGATGTTAAATATGAATAAGTTTGGCTACCGCTTAAAAATGTAGAACCAAATTTATTTAAATAATCACTATATGTTGTACATAATACAGGGATTCCTACTTTACCTTTAACTGTGGGGCCAATAATAGCGGCACCTGCCTGTATAGGTCCTTCTGTAATAAATGATTGATCGTTTTCTATAGCTAATACACCAGGTGATACAATTGTTTCTGCCATTATTTATTTTTTTAGTTTATTTTATAATTCCATAGATATCCATATGCTGTTTTTTGCTTTCCTCGGCAACATGCGGCTATGTTATCTCCTATTTTATTGTTTAAAAATTTCTCAGCTTCATTAGCACTTCTCCAAATTTTAATTAATTTATTATCTAATGAATATTGACATACTGTGTTTCCTTTTTTAGAGGTTAAATGAGAAGAAAAATTAATTTCTGGGGTGTATTTCCAGATAGAGTTTCCAGCAATTTTAGTTTTTCCTTTTAAACAACCATCTATGTCTACTCCTGTTAATGTTTTAGCTTCTTTTATACTATCCCATATTTTAATTAAATTTCCATCTAAATTATATTGGTATATTTTTTTTTGTAATTTGGTAACTACTTTTTGAATAGATTCTTGGGATTTTTTTGATGGACCTCCACCCCCATTATTTTTATTTTTTATCTTAAAACCCCATTGTCTAAATTGCTCTATCCAATATGATTCAAGAGGTTTCCAATCTTTTGAATTAATTGAAAAAATCTCATCTATTACATAATATTTAATATCTTGGCCATATTTTAATATATGATCATATTTTCTTGATTGTGGATTAACTGTTTTACCAATATAAACCTCACCAGAAGATAATTCTATTAAATAAATATAAGTAATTTTCATCTATTATAAATATGATGAAGTTTGTTTTAAATTAATCTATTTTAACTATTTCACCGGTTTCCGGGTTTACAGATGCTTTTCCATATTTTTCAAATACGGATTGGGTAAATTCTGATTCTTGATTTGAAAGATTAGATAAATATGATTTTGCGTTATTATAACGGTTTTCAATTTGGATTTTGATCATTTCAATTTCACCTAACTCTAATATTAAATTTTGGGTTTGAGTTTGGATTGTTTTTAATGTTTGTAACTCTTCTTCGGTTAAAAACTGTTTTTCTGAAACTATTGACATATTATTTTATTTGTTGATAAATATATTATACTTCAAATTGGGTTAACCAAATATTAAC